CTTGAACTTACATCGAGATAAGAATATTCGGGTCGTACGAAAACCGGTTGCAATGATAGCGGACTTCTTGGCTTCAAAAACTCTGTATACTTTTCACGATAACTTTGTGGCAATACGTCAGTAGTCTTCAGATCGACTGCTACGATAACTCGACCAAACTGAGGTGGATCAAACTCTTCACCTCCGTATGCCGCAACGTCATTAATCTCAGAGAAGTTTGCTTTCAATAGTGTAGCATAGTCTTGTGCTGTTACTACACGTTCCTGAGTTGTAAATGCTCGAGGCGCATTAAACTTAATCGACTCAATAGACTCGGGAATAGATCCACCTGTTGCAGGAGAAACTACTTGGATTTCTGTAACTGTCGCTGTTCCAATATTATCGTCAGCTGTAAATGATCTAATACCATTGGGTAATTCACCATTACATGTTCTGTACTCTATCAATACGATAGAACTATTTTTTGGCTCTCGACCAATTACACCATCTCCAAAAATTACTTCGTAAGTGTCGTTCTCAGCGGGCTGAATAAAGAATACCTTATCAAGTGCTCCAATGCCGAATAGCGAATCTTTGCGCTCATAAGATAAAACATTTTCACCGTTGTCTTCAATGACCGTAACTTTTAGACTGTTTGTGTCTACAGTTTTATTTGTAATAATAAAGCGTGGTTGTGACTGTGCGTTTGTAACATAAGAATCTTGTACGTAGTCGCCTTCGCTCAACACAACATTACTAGCAATAAATTGATTTTCTACATTTGGATCACTCGATGCTGTGATGTTCTCTGAAGTCGTAAACGTAAAGTTTTTCTGGCCAAGACTACCAGTAAACGATGTACCGCGTGGAATGACAATAGCAGCTTCAGTAGAAGTATCAGTCATCTGAATATTCACTGTAGCAACGGCAGATCTAAAAGATCGAGGAATGTAGTTTAGCTCTTTAGCATGAGAGATAATTGAGTCTCGTAACAATGCTGAGTCAAGGAACATCTCATTTGCTACCATATTGAGGTAGAAACCATTGAGGTTTGTATTGTACGCCAACACGTCGAGTAAGACATTGATATTCGAAGCATCAAAGTCGTAGTCTTTAAAAATATCCTGTGACTGCAAATAATTTTTAAGATTCTCTTTGACCGACGCGAAATCGAGTGTTGTGAGATCGTTACTAGTAGTTGCCATTTTATCTTACTCTGTAAAGTGTGAGGTCTACTGATTGTTCGCTAGGGTTTGTCAGTACACTAAATGTGATTCTAACGTAAATTGAGTTTTCGTCTTCTGCTGCTTTTGCGTAAACTTCGAGCACTCTCGCTCGAGGTTCATATTGTTCGATGAGATATTTGATGTCATTCTGTATCTCGACTTCTGTTTCTCTGACCATTGGCTCGAACAGATATCGTCTAATGTTTCCACCAAAATCAGGATTACGTAACCTTTCATATTTATTAGTTAACACCAAGTTACGTACCGCAAGCTTCACAGCATCTACATTGGTTTTACGACCAATCTGTTTTGTCTTCGGATGTGGCAAGAAAATGTGATTAAGATCAGAATATAAGTCTCTGTTTCTAGAAACATTCTGATATTCTTGATTTTCCCTTGCTGTCTTGATTCCCATTGTTTTCTCTTTTAATTGTTATTTATGATCCAGTATAACCAGTATTATAAGTATTACTATCTCCAGGTATACCGTAAGTATGTCTATGTGATTCAAGACCTGTAGATATGCTGTCTCCACCAATAGTTGTACCAGCCGGCAAATCCATTGTAGTTATACCGCTAAATGATAATGTGGTGCCAGTAAGAGTAATAGAAGCTACACCATTAGTGACAGTAAAAGTTTCTCCAGTGCTATTCATGGTAATAGTAAAATCACCACAGTTAAATGTCACATCGGGCTTATCACCGTCACATGCATCGACTGTCATCGCATTACAATTGACAAGAAATGTATCTGCTAGTATTTCGAAATTCGTATTACAACTTGGTCCATCAGGTATAGCTGCAATCGCTGCTGCTTTTGATGCCTGTAAACTTTGTAGTTGCGATACAATTGCTTGAGCATCAGATTGCATTTGTTCAGCAAATGCTACATAATCAACATTACCATTCGCATCAACTGTCGGGAAGTTTGATGTATTCGCTACCGGTCCAATCTCGACAACACCATTTGGAATTACATAACCTACCGATATGACAGTCGTCGGAGTAAGGAATTTTTCACCGTCGATCGGATTACCAATATTTGGATTAGTCCAAGTAGTTACATACGTTCCTGTTTTTGGTACAATACCAAGCGATCCGCTACCGACAATCCCTTTACCTGGACCGGGCGGTACTATAATTGGTTCATCGCATGCATTTTGTGACATGTTTAATTACCAGGAATTTGTATGTTATTCAGATCGGTGACAGCATCAGACATACTATCGACCGAAGATTCGATATCACCGACAGTATCTTCTAATGTTCCGATTTGTTCTGATACTGTATCTGACAATTCTTTTATTTCATCTATACCAAGTTGTGCGAATGCTTGATCTTTTAAGCTATTGTAAATGCCCACAGCTTGATTGTATAGTTTCATTGCACCAGCCATCAATTCGTCATTGAGTGTTTTGAGTGTGTCTCTTACTAGATTAGAAATACAGTCTACTAAGCGAGCTGCAGCGGAAGCCACAGCACCGACCAAACCCGCTAGGGCCCCGGCGAGTTGCGCAATCTGTATAGCAAGTTCGATGGCGGCAGATATTGCAGGATCTACCATACCAGTAATGACTTTCTTTGCCCACTTGAGGATCTTCAGAGGATCACTAGGTAGCGAAAGGATAGGAGCATAGTTAGACATCAATGCTGCTATCTCTTCACTCTTAGATCTGATCAGATCAGTCACAACCTTCATATGTTCTTCTACGAGATATTCTAGTCTCTCACAACTAAACTCTCCCGCAACGAGAGCAGTCGTCCCTTCAGGAGGACCAGCAATTTCTACTTCGGTGACACCAGTAGCAGCTTCTAGCTCCTTCTGCATCGCCTCTATACGATCAATTGTAGTTTGAAATGTACTCATACTGGATCTATGCTCGTAATTATGCCATTTGTGACTGTGACTACTGTACCATTCAATGCTGCGAATGATCCGGTAGCTGCCTTTTCTGTTCCCATACCATCTTTTACAAATAACGGACCAAGTATAGTTGTACTCGGCGCCTGTAATGTAATACCAACAGCAGAGTTTAAAACTAATTCGTTATGTGCATTAATAACTGCTAATCCATGTAAATCAAATAACGAGTTGCCGATTACTTTATAACTCATATTGCCACGAATATCCCACGCTTGATCAGTACCAACGCGAGTAGCCATCTTATTACTGACGCCGACAAAATAGCTGCCGCCATCTTTGTCTGTCTCTGACCATTCGTCTTTTGGTTTATTACCGATAGTCAGATAATAGTTATTGCCAATTGTCTGTCGTGAATTATTCTTGACGTCAATGTAAAGGCTCGTAACATCTTCACCATCTAGCTTACGAGCGTCATCACCTTGCGGATCATATCCTATATTTAGCGCGAGATTGTTCTTTACGTCAGTATATTTGTTGACAATATCAGTATCTAATATCGTACGACCTTCATCAAAAGGTTTCCAACCAATATTCGTAACACTATTATTCTTTACGTCGAGATAATAGCTAGTCTTCTCTTTTTCTGTCAGCTGTCTCGCTTCTTTATCACCGTCATAATTGTTTAGAGGAATCCAACCAATAGACGTCATTTGATTGTTAGCAATCTCGATTACATTATTCTTCTCAGAATGGACATCTAACTCCCGACCTTTCTTCCATGTCCAACCGATAGACAGCTGTACATTGTTTGCTACGTCAGTAATAAAATCGTATTTACGAGTCTCAGGTAATTCTTTGACTACTTTGTCTGTATTTGTTCTCTTGTCAGTCTCTTTGACTTTGATAATATCTTTGTTTTGATATCGAGCTGACTCACCAGCTAAATCGTTGTTTGCTGTTCGAGGATAATAACCAACTGCGATGTATACGTTATTAGCGATCGTCTCAATATGATTATTACCTACGCCCGTCGTCTTATTCTTATGTACTTCTAAATTTAGACTAGCGTTGACTAACGTCTCTTTATTACCGATTACAATATTATATTCGTTTTCGGTAGTTTTTCTGACTCTTCGACCTTCCCATTTTGGTTGTGGTGCTTCTAAACCAGGGGCTAGCTCGGTATATCCACCAGGGCCCATCGAAAATGGATACTCTTTTCCAACTAGACCATCACGATTTTTACCAGGAGGTCCGTTAGATATTTCATCGTAACTTCCAGAACGATGCCACCAGTGTATTCTCTCATGTCCTGGAGTATCATCTAGTTCGATAGCATGACCTGACTTTGTAGTATGCACAAAGTTAAATGGATATTCTGTATCATAGTCTGATGGTGGTTCGTAGACCAAATTCATCAGACCTTTTTGGTATCCTTTCGGCGTGCTTTCTTCGTTATAATGTTTTGGTAGTGTTTGACCACCTTCGTTTGGAGCAGTGACGTTAATAACGTCTTGACCCATTGGATGGTTAAACTCACGTTGTGGATCGTCGTGCCATCCTTTCGCCAAACCAGCTACGTCTTGATATTCGTATGTCGGTCCAGTTGGTGGCTCGATCTGTAACATTTCGCCAGTCGGCTTATCAGTAGGCGGTTCAGGGTACATCGAATCTTTGTGATACGTACCGAAAATAACAGGAATATTACCTTCGTGGCCGTCTAAGTAAAAACCAAATACGTATGTACCTACTGCAATACCAGTAGGTGAAGTACCGACTGCATCGATCCAAAATGGAGTCTCAAACTTTTCTAGTTCTCGTATTTTGCGATGGCTTAACGATGCAGATTGAATAGAAGAAATTGGCCACGCCCACAATAGTTCAGCATCAGTGATACCTAATGTCTTTTTCTTTTTACCCAATTCACCAGTTTGATCGTGCAAGATACGAACCTTCACACGACCAAGATATCGCATGTTTTGTGGATCTTCTTTCGGATCGAGTTCTGCTACTCGACCCATGAACCACTTAAACGAGTCTCCGATATTATAATAAGCCATAAAATTACCCGAGCGATTTGCCGAATTGATTCGGCTTAGCTACATCCATTATCATAAAGTGTTCAAACTTATTGTTATCTCTTTGATCGAGACGATGTTTTAAATTAGTGACAATATAGTTTCCAGAGAATACTTCTCCTTGCATAGGTTTACGTGTCAAACCAGAAATTTCAGGAAACTTTAATTCTAATATGTCACCGACTCTAATTTGTGTATCACCGTATACTCTGATTCTCAACGAGTATTGAAACATTCTTTCTCTAAATGCTCGTTGATAATGTATATTCTTATTGTGCTCCATTTCAGGTCGTGTGGCATCTTTGATCGCCATACGTGTAATGCCAGGGAACTTACTAGCAAATGAATTATAGTCTGCGCTATTAAAGTCAAAGTTGTGATCAGTCTTTTCAAATACGGTGTGATCAGAAATATTAACATATTCTTCTTTGTCGTAATAAGTACCACGATGTAAATCTAATTCCCTAATCTGATTACGTATGGCTCCTTGAGTTACTTTCTTAATCGCTGAACCTTGTGATACAGTTTCATATGATAGAATATTTCTTACATTAATAACTTGACCATAATCTTCAGCTCTATTACCTGTATCATACGAGAATGATTTACCCGATGCACCGCCTTTACGATCTTTAATCAGTTTCTCTACTGTCTGGAAATGATAGCCTTCGTTGTCTTGATAGAATACAAAGATAGATGATTTATTTTCAGCTGATACTGCTCTTTCTTTTATAAGCTGAATAACTTGAAAAGGCCGCATATTATTAACTGCATAATCAAATTTACCTTTTGTCGATTCGTTTGTGATGAGTGGTATCTCTGCACCCATATCTTGTTTTAATATAGTATCAACAGCAGCGTCATAATTCATATCTTTGTATCGACGAGTAAAAACAGTTGTAGCATTTAGCAAATGATCTTTAGTACAACAACGTAGCATGTAAGAACGCAGATTCGACTGATCGTTCGTCTTCATACCTTGTACACTTTCGACAAAGAACTTATACTTAATAGTTTTACGTGATGGTGTTTTAAAACTAACTTCGATTTGTTCTTCACCGCCGAGAGGAAACTTGTTGACTAAGTCGATACCTTCAGCAATAAAAAAATCAGCAGTAATAGTAGCATTATCTAGAGATTCATATATGTCAAATCCTTTTACGATGTTATAGATATTAAGCTCATTCCCTCCGCTAAAGGTTTTGAGCATAATCTTTTTGCCTGAAATTTCTACATCAGATACATCTTTAGCAGACATACTTCACCTATCTCATTAATTCATCGAGTTGTTCGTTAATATTTTCAGCATATGCTCTATCGACAAGAGATATTTGTCTCTTCTTCTCATTTAAATCATTCTCGAAATCATAAAAAGAATATTTACTGAAGTATACTTGCTCTAATGCTGGAATAACATCTTTGAGTTTAGTGTAACTACTATAATCAAACGTCGCAGTAGCACTTGAATCATCACCAGTCACATCAAAGTTTGATGTCATTGTACTCCAATCGCCCGTAATATGACGCAGTACAGCGTGTGTAGTATTAGCGAATGATACAGTAGCAGAACCTGATTTACTACCCGAAGAAAACTCTACGATTTCGTCCTTCGTAAATGTAGTCGATGATTCTGCAGTAAAATCAAATGAGATGATCATATTAGTCGTAGCGTAAATGTCTTCTGTGCTACGCTGATAGCCAACTAATGTACTACTATTATAAACTGGATCCCAATATTTCTTTCGAGCTCCAACTAATTGATTGTAGCCATTACTACCTTCGACTGGAAGAATAGTCATATCAGAAGTATAATTAGTCTTATATAAGTACGTACGTTTTTGGGCCTTCTCGATACTTCCATATTTTTTCTTGATTGTATTTTCAAAATCATTATAGTCGAGAGGAGCATCAAAGTACGGGTCGACCATATCATTCGTATGATATATCAACCAATCGTAGTCTACGTCATCATAGTAATCGTACGCGATTGTTTCCATTCGCTCACCAGTCTGAACTTCGAATGCATAGAATGCAGTAAAGAAATTTTTGACTTGGTTATTAAAGTCTACACGTCGTAGGATATTGAGTGAAGGTACACCACGATACGTAGAGATGGGAAACTTTCGAAAGTATTGTGTTCTATCTGACATTATGCGTCATCCGCTGTATAAATTTCTACTTCTTGGAATGTCATCTGACAATTGATAGCAACTGGATTGCCATCATGGAAAAATGCTGATGTACCTTCTGCTGTATAGTTAATAAGAAACTGTTTGACAGCTGATTTCTTAAACTTTCCGTAGATCAACATATCAGCACCATCGCTTTTGACTGCCGGCTTTAACAAATGTGGATAGTTAAGAAAACCGCCGCTTGATTCTGGCAATATCAACTTACGAATGTTGGCTAAACACGCCTGTAATATTGTTGCTTCGTCCGAAGAACGAGGTACAAATTTCCATGTCCATGTAAATTCTCTTAAATCTACACCTTTAAAGAATACAGTTGGGTGTGGGTTTGGAATTGTACCTGTAATCTGTTCAGCAAGACCACCTACAGTTTCGCTTGCAGAGTTGAGAGCTGCATAAGCAGCGCGCTTAGATACTTGTGCTAATGCTTCTGTTGCTTCTGTTCCAGTTGTAGCCGCTAATTGATCTTTGATGGCACCAAAATCGCCAGACATCGCTTTATCAATAGCTTGTCTTCCCGCTGTACTATTAACAACCTCACCCAGTATACCAGTATCTCGCTCTGTATATTTTACATTATAGCCTATAGAAAGATTTTCTGGAACTGGAAACCAAACTTTAAGACCAGGCGCGACACTACCTGCAGAGAAAGGATCACCGCGGGTATACTTATGAAAATGTAATTCTACATAAGCAGAAGCATTTTGTTTTAAATCCGGCGGCCATGTCAAACCACCGTAATTGAGATCTTCGATACCGACTAGTGATTCTTTCTTTTCTTTTACGACTTCTACAGGTCGCTTTTTAAATACACTCGGATTTCTATTAGCAGCAATTCGTAAATCGCGCGGTGTCGTAGGAAATCTTTCTTCTAATCTATTTTTCTCTTGTACAGTAGATATGATTCCAGGACGTAGAGCTTGTTCACTCGTCTTCGATATTGCGCCAGCTTGTTCCATCTTAGCAGAAATACTAGCACCAAGATCCATCATAGAACGCTGTGTAGAATTCAGATTAGTAAGTGATTTGCTAACATCACCATTAATCTGACCAGCTTTTGCACTGAGACCACCACCCATATTTCGGATAGAATTGATCTGCGTTTTCTCTAACGCAGATAAGTTTGTTTTCATTTGTGCAGCTGCTGGTCCTACTGCGTTGAGTGAGGTATCATTATCAGCCATGTGGATTCCTATAAATAAGTGTATGAGTAAGACTTACAAAGGCGTCTTTAAGCCTAAAAATCCGAGTAAGTATCGTGGCGATCCATCTAACATTATTTATAGGAGTCGCTGGGAATTAAACTTCATGATGTATCTTGATAATCACAGTGAAGTCAAACAATGGGCGAGTGAAGAGCTTGTTATACCTTATCGCTCACCGATCGATGGTCGTGTACACCGATATTTTCCAGATTTTTGGGTCAAGAAAGTTAATCGCGAGGGAAAACTAGATACGGTCGTAGTGGAAATCAAACCTTACCATGAAACCGTAGAACCAACCGCGCAGAGAAAACTTACTAAGAAGTATTTATATGAAGTTCGCACTTGGGGTATAAATTCTTCAAAATGGAAAGCGGCGAATAAATATTGTGAAGAGAGAGGTTGGGAATTTACTATCCTCACTGAAAAAGAATTAGGAAGCATAATCTAATGGCAACATATATCTTTCAGAAGATTGCTGACGAAGG